CCTAAGTGTAGCGCCTTAGGTAACGCCATGCAATGCAATTGTATACTTGAAATATCTTTCCCTAAAGTCTGGCAAACTTTAAATTGATATTGATGATAGTATATACCCCCAAAAGGGGCCTTCTGTGAATTAGTCAGATCACAGATTGATTACGATGACTACATTTTCGCTATTATAGCGTTAGTTACATCTACTTTAACAAAAGATGAATTTTATGTTTACATACAGTATTATATTATAAAAATAAAAATATATATATTTACATATTTGTATAAAATATCTAAACGACCGTATCTCCATTTGTAGGAGAATCGGTGTCAGAAGCTGTACGTTAGCTCAATGGAGAAAACTTATTTGGATTTTTCATACTCTGATACTAATCACTTTTAAGAGTTAAAACGAAGTAAAGAGATTTGAAGCTGTTAATCGAACAGCAGTAATGGGATTACTCAAATCCTATGTGCCTATACATGTTTGCAACAAAATAGGATGAATGGTAAGCTCAAGTGCTACCACTCTTGGGGACGTGCTACGGCACAGGACCCGACCACATACGATGCTCATCTGGGTAACAGTTGATGCGAGCGTATAATGGTGAAACTTACGAGGATAGTCCGCGGAATTAAAGATCTATATTTTATATATAGGGCCCAACGTCACCTTGCATGGAAAAGAACCTGTTACGTGAGTGTCTTTGATGACCTAATCGGAGTTCGGCCACTTTGCTTACGTGGAATAACGAACGATGATGATTGTAGTAAAGCCGTTTGAGAGGAAGTTCTTCTCCACGGATATATGACATTTGTGCAGCCCACTAGCTTTTTCGCTAATTGGTAAGCAATTAGTGGAAAGCTTGTGGCAGTGGATGATATAACCAAAATCATGTCTACTGCTTCAAGTTTATCCACGACCCAGGCTGTGCCGGGCGCACCACAAGGTGCAAAAATTATACAACGTATTACCGGAACTGAATTTCGTTCCGAAGAATGTATCGTTCCAAGTGATGCATTATTTGTATGTCAGGGTGAAACATTAAGATCGTTCACTAAGGCTGACATTTCTAAATTTCAACAGTGCCTACAAGAGGCACGACAGTTTAAATCGGAGGTTTCGATGGAAGATTTACAAAATGGTATTTCCAAATTGTCAGATTCCATCAGAGATATACCTTCGCAACTTACATCACAGTTAGAGAATTTATCTCGATTAGTTAGTTTACTTTCTGATCCTGGTTTCTCAAGCGGGTTAAAATTTGATGCCCGTTATTTAGCTGATATCACATCACAATTATTGATGGCATTTCAATTGATATCAGTTCAACCAACAATGACTAATTTAACGTTAGTTTTTACATGTATGTTAACTAAATTAAATCTCTCTCGGGAAACGTTAGAGAGGTGTGTTAACTTCATTAATGATGCATTACAACATGTTCTTGCATCTATTACCTCTCTAGGTTATACTAGTGAGGCATCATTAACAGCAATGTTACAGACATTCCAACGTTATTGTGGAATGGCTAATGATATGCTTAATGATAGAATTATAGAGATTATAGAAGTCTTTATAGCAAAAGTTATAGCCTTCTGGACTACCCTTAGTGGTGGTTTTGCAGAAGAAGACTTTAATATTTGTCAATTTCCTAAGATTATTGCTAGGATTAGACAAACCTTTTCAGAAGGTGGAGATATTATTCAATGCCTTCTTGATGGGATTAATTGGACAACAATTAATTTTCCATTATTTATCAAAGGGGATTTTTCCGGATTATCTTTCGGAAAACAAGAAACAGCAGCCTATGAGGTTCGTATTTCTAAGGTTAAGAGTTTATATCCTCTAGTAATGAATGGATCAACTACAATTCTTAAAGAAGAACATAATTGTACTTTGTCTTCTTTTGATTCAGAAGTTGTAGATTTGATCAAGACGGGTGATAAGATGCTTAAAACAGCTAAACCCGCACAAAAACCCTTTTTAAAAAACTTAATCGATGAATTAAGACGTATCCAAATAGATTGGCGCATTAAACAAGCGCAGGTGCAGACTAAGATTTCTGCAATTGGTATATGCTTTGTCGGTGGTTCAGGAGTTGGTAAATCTTTATTGATGGACCATACTTCACGAACAATTATAAGAGCAGCTGGGGAAATTCCTACAGCTGACAAAATTGTGACTGGACAGATGAGTGATAAATTTGACTCAAATGAGTTACCACATCACCTGTCTATCCAATATGACGATGTAGGAAATAATAGCAATAATGAGAATTTTGATAAATTGCTAAATGCCATAAACTCACAAGCTCGGCCATTTTTAAAGGCTGATGTTAATGAGAAGGGTATTATGTTTCCAAATAATTTAGCGTGCGTTATTTCAACAAACGTACCTGGTTATAATGCTGAGAAATCGAACTGTCCAAGTTCTTTAGGACGGAGATTTCTTCATATACACACTAAAATTAAAGATGAATGTATCGCAGAAGTGTGTACACCTGGAACAAAACGAATTGATCCTATAAAAGCAAGTAGCTTTGGATCACCTCGGATGGATATCTGGGAATTTACCGTCTATGAATTTTTGACATTTAAAAGTGAAATGGAAAAAGGCGAAGAAATTCCCTCAGGTGCTGAAGTTTGGGAAGGGATGGTAGTCCGAAAATTAAAATGGACTTCCAAACCTCTCAAAGAACAAACATATTGGGACTTAGCTCTATTTTTAGCTGAGCGTAGTAAAAAGCATTTTGCTTCCCAAGGAATTTTGTTAAAGAAAATGCAACAACATCAACATGAAGAATGTTGTATTAATTGTTGTATTCCATTATCAGTATGTACATGTGATAATTCTCCTGATATAGGTTTAGGAAAAGAACCTGAGAATTTCACATCAGAGATAATTGACGTCGGTATTGATCGATTAGTAGATCATTTTAATACCTTTCATGACGCATTATCTAATTGGTTCGATATTTCTAAATATAGAGCCACATTTGCTTTAGCTTATGCTTTAGCACCTACCAACCATAAACGCAATTTGTATTTAAGTATTATGTCTGGAGTTTGTATAGGATTTTTATTTAATTTAAAACTTATGACATTTCTTACTTTCCTTTGTGTATGGAGTATAGGATCTTTTATGTTCCTATGGTATAAATCTTGGTGTACTTTGTACGACCAAGTTAGAACTCGAGTTGGTATTCTGACTCATTTGGCTGAAAATAGTATCACGATTGCTCGTAATTATCGTGAGCATATATTTGCCGGGATTGCTATGGTATCCTTTGCAAGTGTATTGTATAAATTCTTTCAGCCACAAAGCCAATTGCTTTCTTATCGTGAAACATTACCTGATGAAATGCGATCCGCTTTTAAGCGTGCACAAAAAGCACGCACAACACCAATTGATAATATATTACCCCATATGAAAAGAGATGTGGGTACTATTTCAATTACATCTGCTGGTGCAACAAATATGTGTCTAACTTTTCCGATTCATGCCAACTTTTATGTTACTGTTGATCATATAATCCCTAAAACTGGTGAATTTGAAGTTTCAATTCATCATGAAAATGTTTTAACACCTACTGTTGCAAAACAAAAACTTAGCCAAGAACATGTGTATCGTGTTCCCAATAAGGATCTTGTTATTATTAATATCCCTTCTGCTGTACCGCGAAAAGGATATAAAGATTTCTTGTTAGGGGAACCAACAATGCTTGGTAGTCAAGCTGTCTATCTTATATCGATGGATTTGAGTTCTAAAGTGAGATATGCATCTCCTACCCGTATGGAACCAGCTTGGTCGATGTTTAGTTCAACTATCTCAACTAATAAGGTTACTTTACATAAACCATACAAATACAATGCCCCTCAAGGAACATCTGCGGGTATGTGTGGTTCATTGATAGTTGACTATAGCAAAGCGATTATATATGGAATCCATGTTGCCGGAAATGGCAAAACAGGTTTGTGTAATACATTAACCATGGATGAAGTTGATCGCGCGCTTACTGCATTTAAAGGATTTATTCCTTTAAATCAAGGTGATTTACAGGTCGGTAGTCAGGAATTGAAAACCGAATTGGGTCTTATATCATTAGAGATTGATGATTCTCAACATGATAAGGCCGTAGAGGAACATAACTGTATTACTGAAGGAGTTCTCCCTGGACAAGGAGCAACCTTTCAATCACCATATATGAAACACCCTTTTAAAGAAGCGATAGTAGCTGAATTTGGACCACCTAAATTTGGTCCACCTAAAGAAGTGAATGCAGCTTTCCATAAAAGAAAGGCTTTAACAAAACTCACTAGTCCTAATCAAGAGTTTTCATTATCTGAGCTTGAATTTGCAGCTTCAGATTATATTAAGCCTATATTATGTTTAATTAAAAAATTACCTTCTTCCAGACGTGAGGAATATGCAAGAGTTCTTTCTTTGCAAGAAGCGTTGGATGGTATTGGTGAGAAATCACTAGGAGGTATTGATAATTCCACATCTTGTGGATTTCCGTTTAAAGGAAAAAAGAAAAATTTCCTTTTGCGTGATGAATTTGACCCAAGTATTCCTTGTACTCCTCGTGAATTAGTTATTTATGAAGGATGTGATATTATTGAGGAGATGGAAGAAATGGTCAATCGTTATCGAAGTGGTATAACCGCTAGACCTATTTTTAAATGTTCCATGAAAACAAATGAACTATTAAGTGTCGAAAAGAAAAAGGCACGAGTTTTTATGGGATGTAATTTTGCATTCTTATTATTGGCGAGACGATATCTTGCCCCAGTTATCCGTTTAATGATGGATAATAAACTTCTATTTGAGACATCCAAAGGAATTAATATGGATAGTGTTGAATGTGAAGAATTGTATAATCACCTGAAAGTAGAAGAAGGAGAGCGAGTTGTTGCTCTAGATTATGCAGCGTATGATCAAACTATGTCCGCCCAGGCTTCTAGTACTGCGGCTGGAATCATGGTTGATATTATGCGTGCTTTAGGATGCACTGAAGATCATATACAGATTGTACGTGGTCTTCTTACGGATATTACTTATCCGAATTTACATTATTTTGGTACAGTCATCCAACTGGCCAATAGTGACCCTTCAGGAAATCCGATTACCACAGAACTAAATGGTATGGTTGGGTCAATATATTTACGAATTTTCTTTTTCCGTATTTATCCTTATTTAATGAACCGTATAGCATATAGGGACGCTATCAAAACCAGTACGTATGGTGATGATAATATTAATGGTGTACCTAAGAAATATGCTAAATTTAATGGATTTAATATTGTTGAAGAAGGAAAGAAATGTGGTTTAACAATCACAATGGCTGATAAAGATGCTGATATTTGCGAATTCACTCATTTACATGAGAGTGACTTTTTGAAACGTAAATTCCGCTATTGCCCTGATATGAAAAGAATAAGGGCTCCATTGGCCAAAACTTCAATAGAGAAATCTATTCATTGGATGAAGAAATCATCCCCGGATAAACCGGAAATACTTTTTGCACAAAATGTAGATGGTATGTTACGTAAAGCTTCTCAACATGGCAGTGAATATTTCCATGAAATTAAAGGAAAATTGGAACGCATTGCTACGAAGCATGAAGTAACACACTTGTGTAAATGGTGGGGTTATGATGAATTAATCCAACATGATCTTTATAATTATTATACTCATTATAAAGGTTATAGCTTAGCTGATGTTTCAGATGACAGGAAAGTTATATCTGATTTCATTAGCGAAGTACGTCGCTCTAAGCGATCATCTCCTTTTATTACGTTTATTGTAACCATTGGTACCAGTTTATTACTTACTGGATTGACATCTATTGTGTCTATGGAATTTGCTAAATGGTACTCATCAGGAGGTCACGCTTTGCTCTTAAAACGAATTGCAGATTATATTCGAAATAAATATATCGATATGGATAATCAAGTTCAACCAGGATTTATGTTAAATGGTCCACAAGGTGTTGCGGAAGAACTAGGTATTCCACTGTTTGCCGCTCAGGTAATCTGCTTTTTCATGGGTAAATCTGATAATGAACCCGATTTTAAATCGGAGTCTTTTCAGTATGAACCCAAAACTAATTATAATATTAAAGGTACGAGATTGCTATCATTCATTTTTGAATGGGTTTTGGCATTTCTTCCTTTTGTTAAAACAGGACGACATAGTGAAATTGGAATGACATCAACAATCTTTGTATATGGTATGGGATTATTATCTGCCATACAAACATTGATTAATATTGATGCTATTCCTCTAGTAGATAGAACCACACTACAACGTTTTGGATTCCGTATTAAAGAAGAATTTGTTAAGCAATTTTTAATGCGAAACAACGATCTTATCAGGAAACAAGCGTTTGGTATACTACTAGAAGGAGAAGCTGGAGCCGGAAAAACTACAGCCTCTCTAGCCTTTGTTAAGGCTTTACTACCTAATATTAAGCGTAGTGAAATTATTATATTAAATGAGGGCGATGAGTTCCAATCGGAACTCCGTTCTAATCATAAAGTCATCATTCTTGATGATGTACACAATGGTGCATTAAATCTGACACTCCAATCTGGTGAAAATCCAATGAGACGAGTTATTGATTTAATTAATAATGTACCTCGACGAGCACTAAGCCCGGATGTTGAATTAAAAGGTAATATTAAAATTCAACCTGAGCTTGTGATTGTTACAACGAATATGCCAGCTTGTGATTTAGCAAGTTGGTATACATGCTGTGCTGCGACTTTTATTCGTCGCTTAGAACGTATTAGGGTGAATAAACAACACCCTTTCTCTAGCGGTTTTGATACATCAGCCTGGACATTTGAGGTTATGCAATCAAGACCCAACCCATCATACCGACAAGGTGAATCGGGAAATTACCAAAATATGTTTTGGACTTCTACAGGAGATCATTATTATTTTGATCAAGCAGTTAAATACTTGCAAGATCGATGGATTAAACATAATGAATCTCAAGAACATTTGGTTAAACTCGTGAATGATCATTTTGATGATGATCAACAATGGTGGATATTTAAATTACCTACACTACCCAAGTGGGAATGGAATTATAGTACTATTTTTAATTCCTTTAAAATCCCACAAATTAAATTAGAATGGAATTATAGTATTATTTTTAATTCCTTCAAATTTCCACAATTTTTGAAGTGGAACAGATGTTCTTCATCTGAATTTAAGTCAGAGATGCTTTTGAGTTGGGACATGGAGCTCATCGATAAACTCTCTAAAATGAACCTTAATCCTGATACTATCCGAGATGGAATGGAACAAGCGATGCAAGAACTTATCGCTGAACATGATATTGAGGAATTTGATTGGGTTCCCGAGCGATTCAGAAAAGTTGAACCAGAATTTATACCTATATCATGGTACGAACGAATTGTTGTATTCTTAGGGCTAAGACCCTTTAGAAGTGAATCTTTTACACAATATGATTCCCCACTTAACATATTTGTTGGTGCCTTGTTAACCCTATTAACATTTATTATAACTTATATTGTGATGCCCCAAGGTAAGAAGGGCTTTGCAACTAAACAGTTATATACAGATTTCAAAGATGTTTGTGTTTCTAGATACTTTGCTACCAAGGATCAAGGACGCCGAAATGTTGCTAAATTTTTATTGAAACAGATTTACCCAAAGGCCACATTAATTGGCCAGAGTGTAATAATTGATGGACTATACTGTGATTTAATCTTTCTCAATGAGGGAAAATATATTTTTCTCGAGACAAAATCAAAAGGTATAGCGAAAGCAAAGAGTTCGGCGCTAGTACGTGGAAAGTATTTTAGTCGCAATAAGGATGTGGAGGCTTATGCCTTCACTCCTTTGAAAGGAATAGTTCAGGTGCTGTAAAGCCCTGAACTGGTGAACCCACCTTTAAAATAATATTTAAAGATATAAGAATGAGAATTAATCGTCTCATCACCGTTGGTTAGATACCTATAAACCTCGCCGTAAGGGTGAGGAAATTAATAAGTAGAATTATTTTTACCCCTAGAAAACACACTTGTATTGTGCTCGTGTGTGGAATGAGGTGTAATCAGACTTATTATGTGGACCAGAATGGGGTCCTACAAGAAGGTTAAATCTTGTGCACATTTGTGTGACCGATTATTTTCATTTTTAGATTGATACCCAGTGTATTGGTTTTAAGCTTATCTTTATAGATGAGTGGATTTGTGATCGGTTACGCGACCACTATTCAATTTTAAAATGGACTAATCGGACGAATATTGTTCCAAATTAGATAGAAGAAATTACATCACCTAACTGAAATAGTTGGGTTT